AGGAATTGGTCACTTTTACCAACGCAAACGGCGAAGGTAGAACAGAGTTCCTCTTCGGCCTTGTCTCATGGCCAGCAAGTCAAAAGCCGATCACCATTTCTTCTGGACACATCAGCCTTATGGGAAACCTCACCATCCTTCCCTGTATTTTGGGATTCTATTTCGGTCCATCGCCCCGCAGATAATGATTGATCGAGTTTCAGTTTTAGGGATGTCAGGGACAGCGGCCACCTTCGGTCTGTCAACCTTTGACTCGGCAATCGGGATAGTGGTAGGTCTAGTCACCCTAGTATATATGTCGCTCAAACTTTACCAGGAATTAAAAAAGAAATGAGCAGATATCGTTCATACGGCAAACTAGACGATCCATTCACATCGGAAGGGGATACTTTCTTTTTGCGGATGAATGCCCGTCTTCGGCCTAACCAGTTAAAACCTGGTGAAGTTGCTCTGTCGAAGAATGGCCGCATGAATAAGGACGGAACCTGGCAAACTCGCAAAGGGTTATCCACTCTGTTTGGTTCGATAACATCGGGGGCAGATGCAATTCGATTGCCTTATATAATTACAGCGGCTCAACGGGTTTCTGATGTTGTAACATTAACTTTAAATGCGACTCCGTCTTTATCCTTTATACCTGGTAATAATATTACAGTCGCAGACCTTGGTTTTACCGGTGACGATCCGAACGGGACTTTTCCTTTGGTCGATGTAAATTTTACGACAAAAACAGTTACTTATGCCGAGACGGGTGCAAATGAAAATTTTACAGTACGGGATGAGACTGTGGCTAATACTTCGGTCCTGTTCCCCGGCGATTCCATACCCACAACTTTAAATTTTACACTAAACGACTTTGGAATTAACGAGGTTTTTGGATCGGCAGTCTTTAGTGACCCGTCACAAAATTCAGACGATTTTATTTTTATCGCAACAGACTCCACAGCCATTGCAATTCGCTTAAAAGATTCCACCCTTTTTAAATGTCGGTATGAATCGGGAGGGGAGTCCGTAGATGCCCCCGTAGGAATGCTACAGGGGTTGGGGAAGATGTTCATATTCCGAACCAATCAAACAACTCTCGAAGCCACTCCCTCGCTCCAATCTGTGCCCATAGCATCGGCATCCCAAAGTGGTCAGACTATAACTGTAAACACATCATCCGCCCACAATCGCGTAGCGAATGATTATGTGACTTTGTCGGGCTTAGGAGCGGCTAGTTTAGCTCACGATCCCAACGGATGTTATCGGGTTTTAACCACACCTTCGGCCACTCAATTTACTGTAAGCATGACTGGCAGTCAGACGGCCACTTTCTTCGTCAGCGGATCGACTGTTGAATATTTTGCAGACTTTGCCCGAGTTCCAAGCGGGGATTATACATCACCCTTGTTCTTAACCGACACAACGGCAAACTCGGCCAATGGATTAGTTACTTTTGACATTCCAGGAGCGAATCAAAATCCGGCAAATTCATCATACCATAATATTTCTGTTGGCGATACAATTACCATTCGAGCGGGTTCAACTCCATTTGATACTTTTGTGGATGAAAAAGTTCGCTGTGTCAGTTCTTCAAATACTCAGGTAACTTTTAATCTTGGTTCAGTTAATGGAACAGCAAGCCTAACAATTTCAAAGCCATTAAGTGTGGGGAAAGGATTCATTCACCAACCAGCGGCTCCCTGGGCCGTAGTCCATCAAAGAAGACTTTGGATGCCTTACTGGTACACTTCAGCCGCCCCACCGGTAGATCGAAATATTAGAGATGAAATAGTGGCCTCGGATATCCTGGATTTCAACACGATGGACCAAATTTCCAATCAGTTTAAACCAAGCTCGGGCCAGTCGGATTATTTAGTTGCCCTTAAGCCTTTTACTCAGGATTCCATCGTAGCCTTTTTTAGAAAATCAATTCATCTAATGTCGGGAGTGAGTGGATCTTTAGCGGATGTATCCACAAATTTAGTCACCGATGAAATCGGATGCTCGGCAAGAAAATCTGTGGTCCAGGTTGCCAATCAAATTCTTTTCCTCTCAGATCAAGGCGTGTATGGAATTCAATTCCTTGACGAGTTTAATTTGCGTGGAGTTGAAATTCCTTTGTCCGAAAGTATCCAGCCATTCATCGACCGCATTAATCAGGACTATGTTCATCTATCGTGCGGAGTTTACTTTGACAATCGTTACTGGCTGGCCACTTGTTTGGACTCTGCTCCTGGTGTGGGAAATGCCACAACTTTAAACACTATTTTAGTTTACAGCTTTATAAATCAGGGGTGGGAAAGTATTGACACAGTCAACTCAACCGAGTTTGCAATCAGAGAACTTTTAGTCGCCAAAGAAGGTACAAAAAATGCCTTGTATTTAACGACTGAAGAAGGCGGGGTTCACAAGGTCGATGGATTTGAGGGCGGGGATGTGGTAAGCATCCAGGCTGGAGCATCGAGCGCACAAACAATCCCCGTAGTTAGTCAAATAACTACCCGACAATATGATGCTGATCAACTCGACAGGAAAATGTTCAGCCGAGGGGAAATTCAAATAAAAAGCAATTTGGAAAGCCCGACCGATGGTGATATCAGTTTCATCACCGAAGATCCCGATGCGGTTTCACCCACAACAGTGGTAAGTGATTTACTAGGATCTACTTTAGCGGCGAGTGAAGATTCATCCATCCGATTAGGAATCAGAAAAAGAGGGTTTGGCATACAAGGTGATTTTAAGCCCACAACCGGCAGACCATTTGTTCGGGCCGTCAAAGTAGACGCTCGAATCGCTGACCGATCAACCACTTCAATAAAATAAAATTATGGCAGTTATAGCGACATCACAAACTTTTACGACGAACGAACAGGTCACATCGGGTAAACTTAATGACATTGTGGCTCAGGCGACTTTTTCTGACCCCGCAGACGGATCTACCATAATCGCAAATAATTCGACCTATGGAGTTTCAGGCGGAGATGGGAAATTAAAAGTAAAAGATGCCGGAATCACGGCAACTCAACTTGCCACAGATGCCGTGGTTGAGACAAGGATTCAAGATGGTGCGGTAACCTCAAGCAAGTTGGCGGCGAGTGCAATTAGTACGATTATGCCAAGCGGTTCGCTCATGCCATATGCTGGGGTATCCGCTCCGACAGGGTTCTTACTCTGTGATGGTGCGGCAATTTCACGCTCTACTTACGCAACGCTTTACGCTTTACTAGGTGGAGCGGCTTCCCCTTATGGCCAAGGAGATGGTTCAACTACTTTTAATATTCCCGACCTTCGAGGCCGAGTAATTGCCGGACATGGCGGAACTTTATTGAGTGGATCAGCGGACGCAATTGGGGCGACAAATGCCCATAGCACTAAAACGCATACCTTGTCTATCGCAGAAATGCCCGCACACACTCACGGATTGAGCACTGCGACAGGAAATAACAACCAAACAGGTGTTGCGGGTAATGCCCCCAAAGGGACTGATTTAGGTAGCCCAACAGTTGGGACATATTCAGGCGGAGCTATTTCAACTGGCGGAGGTGGAGCACACAACAATGTCCAGCCCACCATTATTTTAAATTACATAATAAAGACTTAATAATATGCAAAATCCACAAATAGATCCACTAGCTGAAGCCGCTAGGATGTTGAATGAACAGGCCCCCGAGGGGGAATCACTCGCATATATTAATCGGGAGGAAGCCGATGTTTTAAAACAATTAGGCGGAGCCGGTGAACCGGTTAATTCCTCGGGTATTCCCTCATATTTCTTACAAAAACTTTTTGGAGGTGGAAAAGCTCCCCCTCCCTTACCCGAATTTGATGTCGGAAAATCTGCTCAGGATTATGTCGGTACAATGGCAGACTCGGGGCTTCAAGACCAACTTTTAGGAGTTCGTCAGCAATACGATCCGCAGTACCAAGATTTACAGCTAGGACTTGCCCAGCGAGCCGCCGATCCGATGGCCAGTCTAGCAGAATCGAATGCTATGCGTTCACAGGATTTCGGAAATAGGATGGCGGGGAGACAGGCTGGATCAGATATCAGTTTTATGAACCAATTCGGTTCAGGTTTTACGGATGCTAGGCGGGCATCTGATCCGCTCATGCAAGCTCGTTTAGAACAGGCAAACGAGTTGGCCGATCAGGCGTTCAATGAGGCACAGATGACTGACCTATCGCCCGAAATGAGACGGCGAGCCACTCAGTCCGCTCGTGAAGGATTAGTCTCACGGGGTAGGGGGATGGATAATGCGGCCATTGCCGCTGAAGCGATGAGCCGGGAAGATTATCTTCGGAAAGTAATCGGAGAGAATCGCAGACAGGCACAGGGCTTAGGTAGTTATGCCTCAAATTTAAACCAGGCAACCTCAGTCGATCCACTCTCGATGCTTAGAGGAGGACAGAATTATATCGCCCAAGGATTTAACGAAAGATCCGCTCTTTTCGGATTACCACAAGAATCTGCCACTCGGATAAATCCTGATGCCGGAGTAAATATCGGTCTTCAAGCATACGCAAATAAAGCGAATTATGATGCGGCCAACTATGCTGCCCGAGAAAATGCGGCAAGCGGAATGGCATCGGGATTATTTCAAGCAGTGGGAAGTGCTGTTGGCGGAGCTTTAAGCAGACAGCCTAAAACTCGAAGGGGGAAATAATGGCAATCGGAGATACAGTACAAGCGGGGTTAATGAAAGTTGATCCCTCCGCACTTGAAAGAGCGGGACAGGCTCAGGCAAAGGCTAACCAGGCATTTGGTACAGCACTCAGTCAAGTTGCTCAAGGTTATATTATCGGCCAAGAAAAGAAAGCCCGTGCGAACGAGATCAAAGACGAATTGATGCGGGCGGGTGTATCTGAAAAGGCCGCTATGAACATCGCTAAGAATCCATTCTTGCAAAAAGAATACTCTCGAAAGAAGGAAGCAGAATCTAGGATGGAAATTGCAAAGATGCAAGTGATGTCTCAGATGGCCGCAAGTGGAGCCGCAAGGGCGCAAGATGCGGCTAAGATGGAAGAGGATCGAAGGAGATACGAAATTGGACAGGGTAAGATCCGAGAGGCGGAAGAAAATGAGATGGGAATGGCGGAGGCCCTATTATCTGAAACAACTGACCCAGCAGTCTTAGAAGATTATAACCAAGCACAGCCTGGTCTATTTGCTTTAGGCGGTGACCAAGGTGCAAGGAATCGATTTTTAGAATTTCAAAGGGATGAAGCTCCCA